CAGCTGAGCCAGTTATCCAAGTTTTATAACGTCTGTCTTCAGTTTCAGAAGCTCTATATCTAACATGTAAGAATGGTCTTTTCGCATTCTTTCCTAATACTTGATCGTATACTGTAGTTGAACCAGCTGGAACTAAAAGTCCATTAACTGCTCCACCAACAATACCACCTCTCATAGTAGGATCATTAAGATATTTCCAATCAGACTTATAGAAGTCATAACCTCTTCTAAATCCTGTAAATCCAAGATTTAAGGCCATTTCCTCATCATTATCAAATAAACCATATGATGTGCCACCCGCTCCATAAGAGTTTTGTGACGCTAACATATCATCTATATCAAATGAGAAGTTTCTATCAACGAAAATAACATTTTCTTCAATAGATCCTTGTTTGTCAAGTCTTGAAATAATGTTGTCAAACTGAGAAAGAGTTTGTGGATTACCTCCACCAAACACATTACCTCTATTTTCAACAACATAGAAAATTCCGTCAGAACCATTTAGATCTGCTAAAGATGCTGCTGCGGCTACTCCTTGGAAGAATCCACCTGCACCTGAAGCTACATCCGCTGGGACTGCTTCAATCATTGCTGTTTCTAAATAATCTTCAAATCTTAGCCTTGTTTCATGCTCAGATTTTAGATACCATAAATAGCCAGTTGCTCCATTTTCAGTTGTAACTTCTACCCATCCGATTTGAGCCATATCAGAACCAGAGACAGAATATTTGTCTTTGATAATAATTGGTTTGTTATCGAAGAAGAAGTCATCAGCATCATTTGAGCCAACCATTCCAAGAACACCTTTGTTAAATTCAGAACCATAAATGAATATATCACAAGCTACTGCTGCTGCCATAGTTTGACCTCCATTCTCATAGTAATCTACTACTATTTGGTTTGGAGCTGCTGTGGAAGGAGCTGTGCTAATAACAGCTTTATTAGTTAAAACTGATCCTGGAGTTCTATCCGAGATCATAATTGTTTGTCCTACTCTAAGAGCCGCTAAATTTGGTGTCGCTGGGATTGTAATCGCAGGATTAAAGTTAGTTAGGTTATTAGGTATAGTCCAAGTAGCTTGATCTGCTGCTGCTGCTGCACCAGAGGTACAACTTTGATACTTAACATGTAGTCTTCCTTGTTCTGCCCATTTAATAAGGTCAGAATTAGAAGGCATTTCAGCGCCTACCATTCTTAAGAATGATGCTACTGATCGATTTCCATATCTTTCAAATTCTTTTTCATAAGTATCGGGTAGATACTGATTCAAGAAGTCAAAATTATTGATATAGTTTGTAGACAACGGTACTTGTTGACTACTGGGTTGCAAATCGTACCCTGGGGTTACATTTACTGCCATAATTTTTAATTTTTAATTTGTTAAACTTTATTAATACTTCTAATCTTGAGGCCTCTTCCACTACTTGATGATAGGCTTTCTACAGCTCTAATTTTTAATCCATCTTTGGTGACCAATCGAGGTGATTTTCGTATGTCCATGTTAATGTTTTTTGATTTTTTTGCAACATTATCAACAACACTTGAAGCACCTTGATCATAAAAAAATTGAGCAAACTTTTCAGGGTTAATAGCTACTGCTAAAGCCCTATGGTATTTAACTGGATCAGAGATTACACCTTCTTTATCCACATATTTGCCGATAAAATTGTTTACATCTTTCTGCACATTAAATAATTCTTGTGCAGTACCAGGTTTAAATGTTAAATTTTCTTCTCCTATTTGGAAATCAAAACCTTTGAAATCCGTTGAAAAAACTTTTCGAGTTTCATCCAGGAAGTATTTATATTTTTTACCATTTATTTCCTCAATAGATTTCGAGTCCTCAATATACTTTTTGTAAGCATTAAGATTTTTTTCTTGATCTTCTGATAATCCACCCCCACTTGACTCAAGAGGAATTTTATACTTATCTTTTTGTTCATTAAAAAACTTCTTCGCTTTCGCAAGTTCTCGTTTTTTAGCCAACTTTTTCTTCTTAACTTCTTTTGGTTCATCCAGTTCTTCATCAAAACTAAATTTTTCCTCTAAGATGTCTTGAACATCTATTGCATCTAAACCTTCTTCGTTTACTGCAACATAGTCAGCAAGTAAAGCATTATCATCCATAGTATTATAGTCTTTTTGTAAATTATAAAAGTCACTAATACCACGGCCTGTTTCCTGCTTATACTTTAAATACGCCGAAACATCTTCAGGTAAGGGTTCATTTGCCTCTTTTTCCGCAAACAATTCATCAACTGAATTTATTTCTTTGTTATATCTATTCTTCAAAAAAGAAAGAACGTTTTCATCATTTAACTCTGATGAGGGAGTTTTTTCTTGTTCTTCTGTTGTTTCTTCTTTTGGTGTATCCTCAGATGTATCCTGTGGAATACTTATTTTTTCAGCTTCAACAACAGTTTTTTCTTCTGTTTCTAAAGAATCAGCATGTTTCTCCAACAACTGTTCCTCTATTTGGGCTTTTGATTTATTGTCAGTGCCTTCAACTGCTCTTACTTTTATTTCCATTAGATTTGATTTTTTACAAAGTTAAACAATATTTTTTAGTTTTTTTTAGCCAATTTTTTTTTCTTAAAACTACGATATTTTTTCATTGCTTCTCTTCTGTCTTTTCCTTTTTTCCAACTTCCCCAAGCAAATTTTTCAGCTCTTCGTTTTTTCTTAAACTCATAAACTTCTCCAGCAGCTATAGCTTCTTTAAAAGTTTGTGACTTTTTTTTCCCTTTTTTATCAAAGGTTATAGTAGGAGCTGCATAATATCTTTTTTTCCCTTTTTTGTTTGTTCCCTCATAGTCTGCCATTCTATGAGTTTCTGTTCTTCCATCAGCTAATTTATTTCCTACACCTTTTCTAATGTTTCGGACATGTCTTTTTCTATTTCTCTTTATAACAGACATTATTATCTTGGATCAAATTCTGCTAAATCAAAACCATCTAAACTATCTTCATTAGATTCAAAATCTATAGGAGGTAAATTTCTTTTCTTTTGCTCAATCATTTTAGAAGTTTGAGTAGACTGTTGACTAATTCTACCATCTTTAGATTTTTCTCTTTCATTTTCCCTGTCTTGTAATCCTTGTTGCTCTGCTCCTTTTAATTGCATATTGAATTTAAATTCTTCAGTCATTAATGCTAATTTAAGGTCTTTTTCGGCTGTAAGTTTTTGAATAGAAAACTGGCTTTTTGCTTCTTCTAATTGCATTTTTCCTTGAATTTCTGTTTGATTTTTTTGCATTTCTAATTGAGCGGCAGCTTGTTGTGCCTCCATTTGTTGTTGTGCAGCCATTTCTTGCTCTTGCATTGCTTGTTGTTGTTCAGCTATTTGTTTTTGTTTTCTTTTTAATTTAAGAAATTGATTAGCCATTTTTATATTATGGATTTCACGAATATCAATAGCATCTTCTAAGTTAATATTTTCTTTAGATAAAGCCATTTGAATATTTTGTTCCAACATAGCTTTTTGCTCTTCATCTGGAGATAATTCTAAAAATATTCCAAAATCATAAAGATATAAGTCTTTAATATCTTCTAATATACCTACATTATATTTGCCTAATTGGTGAACAAACTCATCAGAATAATCAGAATATTCTAAAATATCAGCAGTTCTTATAGCTAAACATTCGGCTATGGTTCTTGTAATATATAAGCTGGCGTCTAAAATATGGCGGGTAGCTACATTAGAATTTAATGCGGCTAATTTTTGTACTCCCACTAATGAATTTGGATCTGGAGTAGAACCATCACGTGCCTCATTTAATCCAGTTACTTGTCTTATCATGTCTAAATAATGATTGTAATTTCCAATAAGCATTTGTAATTTGGTAGAACCACTATTTGAAGTAAGTTGTTGAATTGGAATTTTAGCATTATTAAATTCTCCATCTCCCGTATAACTTCTTCCTACAACACTACCTGTTTGAAAATATAATCGTAAAGCATCTTCAGGATTATAGGCTGCTCCATTCCCTAAATCTACTTCACTTAATCCATCAGCATCTATAAACACACCATCTGGAACAACCCTTGAAACTACTTGTTGAATTTTTAAATGAGTGATTTGAATTAAATCAGCAAAAGGAATCATTCTTCTTGTTAATGATTCTAATATTCCTTTATAACTTCGTGGTGCACAAGCAACATAATTTGGAAAAGCAAATTGGTTGGCAGATTTGGGGCGCACCATATTTTCTCCTAATTTCCATTGAAGCAAAATATTAGTTCCCATTACCATCACCCCGTCATACCATACATCAATTCTTTTTTCAATTCTTTCAAACCCACCTTCATCCATCATTTCTTGTGGAGGATTAAACTGATCATCTTTTTCGACAGTTTTAAATGAACCATCGGCCATTTTTTTCTTTTTATAAACAAATGTATGAGTGGTTTTATAATTAAAATAAAGCAAAGTGGCTGTATCTCTATAAAACATACTGTTTTCGTAAAACTGTGCAGTATTAAAATACTGATACCAAGATTGACTGCTTTTAGCAATTTCCTCTAAATCTTCCTTGGTTAAGGTTGGATCTATTTTAATAAGCTCTGTCATTGGAACAGTCTTTATTTCTCCCCAATAAAAGCAATCTTTAAAATGAGGATCTTCGGTATAACTATAGACTACATTTGCAGGATCTACATAATTTACTTTTACTCCTTCACCTAATAAAAATTCGTGTTTTGTAATTCCTATTCCTATCGTAGTAAGATCATAGTCTACTCTTTTTCTAATATCATTATAATGATTTTCATCCAACAATGTATTAATAGCTTCTTCTGCTGCTATTTCCACCGCAGGTTTATATTTCATAGACATAAACAACTCTAACTCATCAGGATTTGAAGGAAGTTCTTCTTCTGGAATAGTAAATGTGTCAACTCCAAATTGTTCATTTATCTCTGCAAGAATTGGCTTTGCAGCCATATCTGCCTCAACCATTTTTTGAAATTCATTTCTTTTTTCTGCGGATAACCCATCTTCTGCATATGCCCTAACTCTAAAAAGTCTATCAGACATTCCATTAACTACAATATCAACAAATTTGGGAATAATTGGAACTGGAGTCCAATCTAAATTCAGATAACTTAAATCGCCATCTATTGCTAATTCATTTTTATATTTTGCGATTGATTGCTC